CAATCAAACGAACCAGCAACTGCTGCTGATTTATCTGAGTCATCATTAGAAAACGCAATCATTCAGATTGGCGGATTTGCAGATGACAGAGACATTCCAGTAGCTGTTCAAGCTCGTAAATTGATTATACCAAAAGACTTAGCGTTCACTGCTCAAAGAATTTTGAAGAGTGACTTAAGAGTTGGTACAGCAGATAACGATACTAACGCACTTAGAAGCATGGGTATGCTTCCAGAAGGTTATGCCGTCAATCACTTCCTTAGTGACACGGATGCTTTCTTCATCTTGACAGATGCACCCAACGGTCTGAAGGGCTTTAACCGTACCGCCGTCCGGACTTCGATGGAAGGTGATTTTGATACGGGGAACGTCCGTTACAAAGCCCGGGAGCGTTATGCTTTCGGTTGGTCCGACCCACGCGGCATTTTTGGCTCCCCAGGAGCATAATATATAAGGGGAGGGTCTTTCTAACCCTCCCCTGCTTTGTAAATTTTTCTGGGATTGCATAGCCCTAGCGACTGGCCCAGCAGACGCTCACAAGACGCTAGGGCGAAACCTTTGTGAGAAGGACACTACGTTATGGCTAGAACGACTTTTTCCGGTCCGGTCCGTTCGTTGCGCGGGTTTATAACCGCCGGACCCGATGCAGTTGTCAATATAACTGCCGAGACAACCCTTACGTTTGCCGACCATGCAGGTCGCGTCATAGAGATAAATGATGCGGATGGTGCGGTAACTCTGCCGACTATTCAGGCTGATTCCGCAGGGGCGTCTGCCGGTCAAGATGATCCAAATGTAAACAACCAGCTTGGTGCTGTTTACAGGTTTTACATTGGAACCGACGCTACGGATCTTGACATCAAAACAGATGGCACTGACAAATTTCTTGGCTCTTTAGCTGTTGGCGTCACTGATGGCAGTTATAAGGTTTTTATACCCGGTTCATCAAACGATGTGATTTCTATGAATGGCGGAACGCAGGGCGGAGATAAATTCTCTTACCTTGAGATTACTGCCATTGCTGACAATGAATATCTTGTTCAGGGTGTTCTTATTGGATCTGGAACAATTGCAACTCCTTTCGCGGATAGCTAAACCTGAGTAATGGAACGGGGGCGTTGCCCCCGTTCTGATAGGAGAGTCTTATGGCAGACGCCGTAACTGCTACCACTGTAATAGATGGCCCCAAATCTGTGGTAATTTATTGCACCAACACAAGCGACGGGACTGGAGAAGCTGCTGTTACAAAAGTGGATGTTTCCGAGTTGTCTGCGCTTCAAGATGGAACCGCTTGCACAGGAGTCCGTATCCAGAAGATTGTGTTTTCTAATGTTGGTATGGGCGTCAAGGTTCTTTGGGACGCTTCGACTGACGTTATTGCAGCACAACTTCCGGCGGATTATTCCGACACGTTAGACTATTCAGACATAAGTGGTCTTCCAAATGTCGCGGCCTCCAGCGGAAAAACCGGAGACATACAGTTCACTACGGTTGGTCACACCAGCGGGGACACGTATTCCGTAGTTCTATATTGTTTAAAACAATATTAAGGCGTGGTTTTATGAAAGGCTACTTGTGTTATGGCTGTTTCCGGATCTAAGGATTTTGAACCTAATGTAGCTGAATACGTGGAAGAAGCGTTTGAGCGGTGTGGCTTAGAATTTCGTACCGGGTATGATGCCCGTACTGCGCGAAGATCCATAAACTTCCTTTTTGCAGATTGGGCAAACCGGGGCTTAAATCGTTGGACCATAGATCAGGTGAACCAAACCCTGGTTTCCGGTCTTTCTGAATATCCCATAGGAACAATAACGGCTACTGTAGGGGCTTCTACGAACCTTGTTGTTGGCAACACCATAACAGGTTCGTCAAGCGGTACGACTGCGGTTGTTTTAACAAAACCCAGTTCGACTACGGTTACATTAAGTATTCCTTCGGGATCTTTTACCGCTGGAGAAACCATTACCAGTACCGATAGTAGTGGTTCAGCAGTAAGTACTACAATATCGTCAGACCCCAGCATTAACGACATCCGGGCTACTATTGACATCTTGTCCGCCGTTATCCGGCGGAGTGATTCGGACATTTCCATTAGCCGAGTCAGCCGGGACGACTACCTTAGCATACCTTCCAAAACAACTTCGGGCAGACCGGTCCAATTTTATGTAGATCGGCAAATAACACCTGTTGTTAAAGTTTGGCCGGAACCTGAGAACAGCACTGACATATTTATCTATGACCGTCTGGTACGCATAGATGACGCAGATGCTTCTATAAACACGGTTGAAGTCCCTTTCCGGTTTTATCCTTGTCTGGCCGCTGGTTTGGCTTATTACATTTCCTTAAAAAAAGCCCCCGACCGCGTGGCGGTTCTAAAATCCATTTATGAAGAAGAGTTTCTTCGAGCAGCCGAAGAAGACCGGGATCGCGCAAGTTTCAGCGTAGTCCCTTCTTATAGCTATCTTAGTGCGACTTCATAATGGCGAGATACGCCTCAAATAAATATGCCATGGGCATCTCGGACCGGTCCGGAGCCGCGTACCGTCTAAAAGACATGCGTAAAGAATGGACGGGAATGCTTGTTGGGAAGGACGAATGGGAAGCTAAACAACCCCAGTTGATGGTTGTTAAGACTCCTGCTGACCCCCAAGCCCTGCGGAATCCCCGACCAGACAGGACGGAGCCCGCCGTAGAAGTCTTACTACCTGAAAATGCTTTCAAATCTTCTTCCAGTGGGTCGTCTACTATAACAGTTACGGAACCCGGGCATGGAAGAAGTACTGGTGATACAGTGCGCTTTCGTTCTGTGGAACCTTTTGATGGGTTTTCCTCAAGCGTTGTAGAAAACTCCGACGGTTACTCCATAACCAAGGTTGATGATGACCGTTATACATTTGCCGCCAGTAGCGGAACCGCAACAACGGGTGGCGTAAAAGGCGGAGGTCAAAACGCCTCTGCTGGCCCTGTAACCGTGAGTGCATAGCATGGCTTTTACTTTTACAACGTTGAAAACGGCTATACAGGACTATACGCAAAACACTGAGTCTACTTTTGTAAGCCAGCTTTCGCGTTTTATCATAAACGCCGAAGAACGAGTTCTTAAAGAATGTCAGTTGGATGTTTTTAGGAAAAGCTCTCAAGGAAGTGCTACGTCTGGAAATCAATATTTATCCAAACCAAGTGATTTTTTATCTCAAAACTCCCTTAGTGTAATAAACTCATCCAGTAAAGAATTCCTTCTATATAAGCAAGTTACCATGCTGCAAGACTACACACCTAACCCCGCAACTACAGGGGCCCCTAAATACTACGGGGATTGGGATGAGGACACGTTTTTACTAGCCCCAACTCCGGACAGTAATTATACCATGGAATTACACTATTTTTATCGACCTGCTTCTATAACCTCAAGCGGTGACGGCACAAGTTGGCTTGGCACAAACGCAGAGTTGTGTCTTCTTTATGGAAGTCTGTGCGAAGCGTACACTTTTATGAAGGGTGAGCCCGACATGTTGAAGCAATATACCGAAAGGTTTATTGAATCTATCCAATGGCTGAAGAATCTAGGAGAAGGAAAACAAACCCGAGACGAATACCGATACGATAGAGTGAGACGGGCGGTACAATAATGTTTTCTAGCGAAAGTCAGTCGGGTTTTACGGAACCTTTTGTGTTCACAAGCAGTAATAGAGGACACTCCCCTGAAGAAATGGCAGAAATGGCAATGAATAAAATTATGGTGGTTTCTAAAGATGCCCCTCCTGCCATACGAGACCAAGCAATAGCGCATAGGGACAAATTGAAAGAAACACTTGTTTTTTATATGAATAGGATGGCGCAAAGCGAACGGACCACGATCTGGGCCTTGATGAAGCAACAGGGTCACGAAGATGTGGCCGAGATTATAAGGAGACTGTAATGGCAGTTGGATCATCCGCAATGTGCGGAACTTTTAAAACAGAGGCGATGGCAGGTATTCACTTCTGGACCCCGCATACGCGAACAGGCTCAAGCGCCATTGGCGCTGATACGTTCAAGATTGCTATGTTCACGAATAGTTCTTCTATTGATGCGGATACTACGGGATATACTACTAGTAATGAAGTTAGTGGTACGAACTATACGGCTGGTGGTAACTCCCTGGGCAGTGTGACGCTTGCTTTGGCTGATAACAGTAGCTCGGTCCCAACCGCATTTCTGGATTTTGCCGACAGTACTTGGTCCACTTCCACGATTTCCAGTGCAAGGGGAGCTTTGATTTATAACAGCACACTCAGTACCGCAGGAACTGGATCTACTACTAACCATGCGGCAAACCCTGCTGTTGCGGTTATAAACTTTGGTGGAGACAAGTCATCTAGTGCAGGAGATTTTACAATTCAGTTTCCGGCTAATGACGCCAATAATGCGATAATTAGGATCTCGTAATGGCTCTAATCACTGGCTGGAATAGAAGCACTTGGAATTCGGGGACATGGAATAGTCCTGTTCCCGTTGAAGTCACAGGTGTTTCTGCGGCCAGTGCTATTGGTTCGGCTACTGTAAGCCTACCCGTCAGCGTTAGCGTAACGGGCGTTTCTGCGGCCAGTGCTATTGGTTCGGCTTCTGTTCTTGTTCCGATTACTGTCAGTGTTACGGGGGTATCATCCGCAAGTGCAATAGGAAGCGCCTCTGCGATTACTAACTCGACTGTTTCGGTGACGGGGGTATCTGCGGCTAGCGCAGCGGGCTCTGTACAAATTAACTTTGCCTTCACTGTAGAAGGTGTTTCTGCCGAAGGGGCTGTTAATAACGCCCTTGTTTGGAGTGTTATTGATGCTTCTCAAACATCAAACTTCTCTGAGATAAGTACTACACAAACTCCGAGTTGGACAGAAATAGCGGCATAGGAATAGGATTATGGCATCATCATACACCACAAGTTTTGGTATTGAAAAAATAGGGTCCGGTGAGCAATCCGGTGCGTGGGGAACGACTACTAACCATAACTTGGATATTTTAGATCGTATAGCCTCGTATAAAGCCGTGGGTCTTTCTGGTTCAACACATACACTTACTGTTCGAGAGGCATCTCCTGAATCAGGAACTGAAAATCTTCAAGATGGCATGTATCGTGTTGTTAAGTTTACGGGTGCCTTGGGAGCTAATAATACGGTTACAGTAGCCCCGAATACGACTGCTGCCTACTTTATTATGATTAATGCCACAACGGATTCAGGGTCCAGTGGACCTTATTCAGTTATTTTAACGCAAGGTAGTGGCGCAAATATTACCGTTGAAAATGGAAAATCTGCTGTTGTTTATATGGACGGGGCCGGATCTGGCGCAGCGGTTATAGATGCGCTATCTAACCTGCAATTAGCCACCATAACAGCGTCCGGTGACATTACTTCTAGCGGCACATTTAATGCTTTAGGCGACACTGCGGCCAGCGACAAAGCTGCTGTGGGGTACACTTCTGCCGAAGGCTTAATACTGACGGGTCAAGGTAGCACGAACGATGTAACCATTAAAAATGACGCTGATGCCGATGTCCTTACGATAGCCACTGGCAGCACAAGTGTTGACATCGTTGGAGATGTCACGGCTTCTACACTGAATGCAGATGGCGACACCAGTGCGAGTGACAATGCAGCCATAGGCTACACCTCTGCTGAAGGTCTTATCTTGACAGGCCAAGGCAGTACAAATGATGTGACTATCAAGAACGATGCCGATGCCGATGTAATAACAATCGCAACAGGCGGAACAAATGTTGACATCGTTGGAGATGTCACGGCTTCTACACTGAATGCAGACGGCGACACCAGTGCGGGTGACGCTGCGGCCATAGGTTACACTTCTGCCGAAGGGTTGATTCTAACCGGACAGGGCAGTTCATATGACGTAACAATTAAGAACGATGCAGACGCTATAGTTGCTGTTGTTCCCACGGGAACAGATGATCTTCGATTTTTAGACAATTCAAAGGTAGAACTAGGCTCTGTCGGCGATTTACAGATTTTCCACGACGGTTCTAACAGTCATATAAACGAAGGTGGAACGGGAAGTTTAAAAATATCCACTAGTCAACTTGATATTCTCGGTGGCTCAGACGGTGGAGAAACTATGGCCACCTTTGTAGATGACGGTGCCGTAACTCTGTATCATAATAATGTTGCTAAAGTTGCCACCACCGCTGCGGGAGCCACAATAACCGGAACACTAATTGCAACGACTGACACAGACACCTCGAACACGGGCAGTGTAACTCTGGATTTCACAGCGAATCAGAATTTTGTTTTGACGTTCACGGGAAACGTAACTCTTGCGAACCCGTCTACTGAGCAGGTTGGTCAGTCTGGCATTATTGTTTGTATTCAAGATGGAACAGGGTCCAGAACATTGAGTTTAGAATCACAATACAAAACTTCTGGAGACGAAGGTATAACTCTTAGTACAGGTGCTAGTGACGTTGATATCATACCTTATTTTGTTCAAGCCGCAGATAATATTCTTCTAGGAGCGGTCCAGACAGACTTTGTAGGGGCTTAATACACCATGGTCTTTTCTTCATTCTGGTTTGGTTCCTCGGCTTCAAACCCGATCAGCCTGGACGCGACTGCTTCTGTTGGCGATGTCGGTGGGAGCAATGTGGGACGTATAAACGACGGAGATTTGATCACTCTTTTTACAACAGCATCTACGCCAACTGATGGGCAAGCCCTCGCTAAACTCGATTTTGGTTCCTCACAGACAATTGCAGGATTTAAAGCTTATCTAACGCAACAAGGCGCAGCGGATGCGGTCACGATGCGCATTGAACATTCCGATAATGACAGTTCTTGGACAACTTTTGGCACAGCTTGGACAATTTCTCCAGGCAACAGCGGTCACACTGAAACGCAAACGCCGACTGCCGTGAGTAAAAGATATTGGCGTTTAACCGCGAACCAGAACTACGACACCGCCGCGTCTACCTCGGAGCTAGCATTGTACGCGACAACCGGCCAGATGCCGTAGGAGAATAATTTATGACTTGGAAATATCAAGGTAAAGAAATTGAAGAAGGCAAAGCTTGGAAAGGTAGTAATGGAATAAATTACTCTCCTCAATGGGCTATTTGGAGTGACGAAGAAAAAGTCGCGGCTGGCTTAGTTGAAGTTGTAGAAGAAACTCCAGAACGGACGTTGTCCGACGCCAAATCTGAAAAAATTACGAAAATAAAAGTTGAACAGCGCGTTCGCTTGAGTAGTACAGATTGGTTGGTTATTAGAAAGTCCGATATAGGTACGGAAATTCCCACAAAAATTCAAAACCATCGTGATGCTGTTCGAGCTAAAGGAACAGAAATGGAATCCGCAGTTGCTGCTAAATCGGACATAAGTTCAGTTGATTCTTACAATATTGTCTGGCCTGTGTTGGGAGACTAAAAATGGCTGATGATAATGAAAATGTGCTTACGTTTGGGGATAAATCTTATTCTTCTTATGGTCTTACAGAGGAGCAGGAATATCTTGCTGGTCAGATTCAAGAATTGCAGGAGAAACGGAAGTTGCGCCACCGCGCACTCGACCAGACGACCGCAAGCATTGAGTTTTTTACGGGGCGGCTTATTGCCAGTTTAAATCAAGAAGATTCTTCAGAAGTGGGGTAGGGTTGTGCCCACGACAATAAAAGATGTTGACGCAAAACTAAACACCCATGAAGCAGTGTGCGCCGAACGTTGGAAAGAAACCGTAGAGCGTATAAAACGTCTTGAAATGATTTTAATCGGATCGGCTGGTGCGGTTATTCTGATGTTGGCCGGAATGCTCTGGAAAATATAGTATGCCGTTATCTAAGATACAGTTCCGCCCTGGAGTAAACAGGGAAACTACGTCCTACGGAGATGAAAACGGGTGGTACAATTCTGATCTGGTTCGTTTCCGAAAAGGACGCCCGGAAAAGATGGGGGGTTGGATACGTCTTAGCAGTAACACGATCCAAGGGATTGGGCGCTCTCTTCATGTTTGGTCTGCACTTAGTGGTTCCAAATACATGGGTCTTGGCACAGAAACCAAGTTCTATATAGAAGAAGGCGGTAGTTACAACGACGTAACGCCGATTCGTGCTACAACCACTCTGGGAACAAATCCGCTTAAAACGGGTACTTCAGGCACAGGAACCATGACCGTTACTGCACCAGCACATGGCGCAGTGAATGGAGATTTTGTGATCTTGAGTGGAGCCACTACCACGGATGGAATTACGGCGGCTCAAATAAACACAGAGCATAGAATAACTCTTATAGATTCTAATAGCTATTCGATATCGACTTCGGGGTCTGCTTCTTCGGGATCAACTTCGGGCGGTGGTTCTTCGGTTGTGGCTGAGTATCAAATAAACACCGGTTTGGATACCGTGGTTACGGGAACCGGTTTCGGTGCGGGTCTTTGGGGGGGACTTAGCACTGG